AAGACTCGCCATTAGATTTGGCGGCTGGTTTTGCTTTGGTTGCAACAAATTGCATCATTGATCAATATGGTCGCATTGGTTCTCGTAAGGGTTATGCAAGGGTTAATTCATCTTCTGGAAACCTTGGCGCTAACGATGTTGGTGTTATCCATGAGCTAGTTCAAGCTGATGGCATTCTTACAGTTTTGTTCGCAGGGAATAATAAGTTATTTAAGTTAGATAGCTCAAATGCTGTTGTTGAATTGACCTATGGGGGGGGTGGTACTGCTCCTACCATTACTGCTAGCAATTGGTCATGTGCTTCACTCAATGGGATTACTTATTTCTTCCAAGCTGGGCATGATCCATTGATCTTTGACCCTGCTGTAAGTACATCAACTTATCGCAGAGTTAGTGAGAAAACTGGTTATGTAGGCACTGTTCCTTCTGCGAACATTGTTATCTCTGCATTTGGACGTTTGTGGGCTGCTGATACAACTACAGACAATGTAACTGTCTTTTTCTCTGATCTTTTAGCGGGTCATGTTTGGAGTACAGGAACGGCTGGAAGTTTAAACATTGATAGAGTTTGGCCTAATGGTTCTGATGAGATCACAGGATTAGCGGCACATAACAACTTCTTGATCATCTTTGGTAAACGTCAGATTCTGGTGTATGCCAATGCGACTTCACCTGCAATCATCACTTTGTCTGACACTGTTGGCGGTATTGGATGTATTGCTAGAGATTCTATTCAGAGTACTGGTAAGGATGTTTTGTTCTTATCCAATTCTGGTGTTAGATCATTTGCTAGAACGATCATTGAGAAGTCTGCTCCGATTGGAGACTTGTCCAAGAATATTCGCAGTGACTTTATGGCTATTGTTGGTAGTGAGACAGCTTCCAATATCAAGACTGTTTACTCTGAAACAGAAGCCTTTTACTTGTTGACTGTGCCTACTGTTAAAGAGGTTTATTGCTTTGACACAAGAGGTCAATTACAAGATGGTTCTTTCAGGGTTACTGTTTGGAATTCCATAGAGCCAACTGCTTTGTTATCTCGCAGAAATGGTGATGTTCTGATTGGCAAGAATGGTTACATTGGTAAGTACAGCACTTATCAAGACCATACTTCTTCTTACAGGATGCAGTACTTTACAAACCATGCTGACCTTGGAAATGCCAATGTCACTTCATTGTTAAAGCGTTTAAAAGTAGTTGTGATTGGTGGAACAAACCAGTTTGTCACGATTAAGTGGGGATTCGACTTTAGTACAAATTACTTGTCTGCCAATGCTTTGATTCCTTCTCAAGGAACGTCTGAGTATGGTATTGGTGAGTACAACATTGCTCAATACTCTGATGGTGTTGCTATACAGACTCTGGTTGTACAGGCAAGTGGTAGCGGTAAAATTGTTCAAACTGGCTATGAATCAAATATCAATGGTACTGCGCTTTCTATGCAGAGAATTGAAATTCAATCTAAAGATGGGAAAATGTCGTGAGCAACTATACACAATCCACTAACTTTGCTACTAAAGATTCACTTCCTTCTGGTGATCCATTAAAGATCGTCAAAGGTACTGAGATCAACACTGAGTTTGTCAACATTGCTGTTGCTATTGCGACTAAGGCTGATTTAGCATCTCCTACGTTTACTGGTACACCAGCAGCGCCTACAGCATCTAGTGGAACAAACACCACTCAGGTAGCGACTACTGCTTTTGTCACAGCGGCAGTAACAGCTTCTTTGGCGGCTGTTTACCCTGTAGGTTCTATTTACATCAATGCGGGTGTTTCAACAAACCCTGCGACTTTGCTAGGCTTTGGTACTTGGACAGCATTTGGTGCGGGTCGAGTCATGGTTGGCCTCAATGCAAGTGACGCATTGTTTGATACTTTGGAAGAAACTGGTGGTAGCAAAGACGCTATTGTCGTAACTCACGCACACACAACTTCAACAACAGTTACTGACCCGCAACACCAACACGCAGCATCTTCTGGAAATTTCCTTACAGAAACAGGCTCTGGCTCTTATGCCTATGGTGGCACTGGCGCTAACATAAGTGTCGTTACTAATACTGCAAACGCATCTACTGGAATTAGTGTTTCAACAACAATTAACACTAGTGGTGATCCTGGCACTAACGCTAACCTTCAACCATACATTACTGTGGCGATGTGGAAGCGTACAGCATGATTTCACACCACTTCAGTGATGGTTTGTATGCCAAGGAAGCCTCATTTGAGGCGGGTACAGCCATTCTGAAGCATACCCATGACTTTAGCCATTTGTCTATCTTAGCTAAAGGTAAGGTTGCGGTGATGAAGGGTGATGAAGTAGAAGTTATAGAAGCGCCAGCGTGTGTTGAGATTAAGGCTGGTTTGACACATGGTGTTAAGGCTTTGACAGATTGTGTTTGGTTTTGTATTCATGCCACTGACGAGAAAGACCCGTCAAAAGTGGACAATATTTTGATTGGAGTTTGATATGCCATTTATAGCAGCAGGAGCATCTTTAGTCGGTGGTTTATTGGGTGGTCGTTCTGCTAGACGAGCCGCACAGACACAAGCTGATGCACAAAGAGAGGCGGCAAGATTAGCCGCTGAAGAAGCTAGATTTCGTCCTGTTGGTGTAACCACACGTTTTGGTTCATCTCAGTTTACGACTGATCCTACTACAGGTCGTGTTACAGGTGCTGGCTATACGCTAAGTCCTGAGATGAAGGCCATGCAAGACCGATTCTTAGGTCTGGCAGAAACAGGTTTGACTGATGCAGAGGGTGCTAGAGCAAGGTTTGCTCCACTACAGGGTGCGGCTGAAGGTTTGTTTGGTCTTGGTCAACAGTATCTTGCTCAGTCTCCTCAAGAGGCGGCACAGCAGTATATGGCTGGTCAACAGAATCTGTTAGCGCCTAGTCGTGAAAGACAGATGGCTCAACTACAGAATCAACTATTCCAAACAGGTCGTGGTGGTTTGGCAGTAGGAGCTACTGGTGCTAGACCAAGTGGTGCGGCAGGTCTTGGTGCGGCTAACCCTGAGATGGAAGCCTACTACAACGCTATTGCTCAACAAGATGCTGGTTTAGCGGCTCAAGCAATGCAAGCTGGACAACAGCAAGTAGCGTTTGGTGCGGGATTGTTTGGCACTGGCGGTAACTTGTTAAGCCAAGGTTATCAAGGTCAAGCAGCGGCTCTTACGCCTTACCAAGCCTATTTGTCTGGCGCTACTGGTTTAGAGAATCTTGGACAACAGCCTTTGGAGATTGGTTCTGCTTTGGGTGGTCGTAATGCCAATACAGCAGGTGCTAATGCTCTTTATGGTGGCGGTATGGGTGCGGCTAATTCAATGTTTGCGGCTAATGCCTATAACCCGTTTGCTACAGCATTGACTGGTTTTTCACAGAACCCTGCTCTTATGAGAGGCGTTAGAAATGCCTTCTCTCCATCATATAACTATGGTGCTTTTGGTGGTGGAAGCGGTACATTTGGTGAAGGGGAATACTAATCATGGCAGAAATCGTCCAATCCTTATTCGGGATTACTCCCGATATGTATCAGCAAAGCCAACAGGCTAGAGCTGATCAACAAGCACTTCAATATGCACAATTAACACCTTTCCAACAGGCTAACTTTGCCATTGGTCGTGGCGCTAATATGCTTGGTGGCGCTATTGGTGGTGCATTGGGTGGTCAAGACCCACAATTGGCGCTGATTAGTGCTAGACAACAGATTTCAGGTCAGATTAACTATGCTGATCCTGAGTCTATTGCCAAGGGTGTAGATATGTTATCTCGTGCTGGTGATACGCAAGGTGCAATGATGCTTTCCGATGTGTATCGTAAGGCTGAGAGTGAACGAGCATTGACTGCACAAAGAACAGCTCAAGCAGGTCGTGAACGTCAACAAGCAATTCCTAATGACATTTTGATTGCCAATGAAATTGCGACTTTGACAGATGCTCAAGATCAATTGTTGAATCAACCTGCATCACCAGAGCGTGATCGTGCAATAAATTTGTTAACGACTCGTTTGACTCAACTTGAGCGTTTGACAACTAAAGAAAAGACTCAGCCAAAAACAAGTTATGGCCCTGAAGCTGATAGAGCAGCTTTTGCAAGATTTGGTAAAAACTTTAGCGATTTAACACAAACAGAAGCCGCTGTAATAGATACTTTGCTAGAAGAACGTGGTGTTAAAAAAGCTAAAGAAGGCGCTCCTAAATTGACCAATGTAATGCCTGGTCAAAAAGAGTTTGCTGACATACCAAAATTTAGAGCAGATGTGCAGAAGACCATTGCTCCTCAAATCCAATCTGTTACTGCGGCAGATCAAGCATTGCAAGCCATTAACGATTCAATTACAAAAAACAACTTTGTCTCATTTAATGCGGCTAGAGTTCAATTGGCGAAGGCTCTTGGAGACAGTCAACTCAGTAGGCGTGATGTTGAGCAAGCAGGTGGAGACCCGTCTTTGTTTGGCAGACTTTTGGATAGTACTTCAACATTGTTTACTGGTACTCCAACAGTGGAAACGCAGAATCTTATTAAGAACACTTTGACTGCAATTAAGAAGGTTTCTACAGATAAAGCCAATAGAGAGATTGATGTGCAGAGAAACATTGCATATAACACACCTGGCTATGATCGCGCTCGTGTAGATGCGGCACTTACTTTCCCTGAGTTTGCTGTTCAACCTGTAGGCGTTACAACTGATAAAAAACCAGTTACAAGAACTCTTAAAAGCGGTAAAGTTGTTACTGTAATTGAAGAATAAGGATTCATCATGGCAGTTTATGAAATTGATGGAAAGAGGTATCAAACTGATACTCCTTTAACTGATGCCGAACTAGAAGAGTTATCTGGAAAGACAACTCCTTCTACTAGTGCTGTGACTGCTGAAGCCGCACGAAGAGGTATTGCAACTACTGTTGGCACTGTTTCAGGTCTATCAAATGTCCTTTTTTCTGCTTTGGAAAGAGCAGGAGTTAACCCTTTAACTTTGGGCATGAGAGCTTCTGGTGGCACTGTTGCCCCAGCACCGACAACTGGTGGTGTTGTTGAGACATTTAGAACAGCTCGTGAACCTGTTTTGCAAGGGACTATGCAAGCCCTTGGGACTACTGGAGTGCAACCACAAACTGGTATGCAGAAGATTCTTGCTCAAGGAACAGAGGCTGTTACATCACCAGAAAGCTATCTATTCCCTGCATTGGCAGCCACTAGACGTATGGGTATGTTTGGTCAAAGCATATTCCGTCCTGCTGAACAACAGGTAATTGGCTCTGCCGCTGAAGCTGGTGGCATGGCAGGTGAGTATGCTGGCGAGAAATTAGGCTCTGCTACCACTGGTAGAGTGGTTGGTAGTATTGCAGGTGGTGCAGGTGGTGCTTATGGCTTGGGAACTACCCTTAAAACAGTACCTTTAGCTGGCAAAGGCTTTGATGTTGCTAAAGCTCAATGGGACAAGGTTCGTGGAACTGTTCCTGAAGATGAATTGCTAAAAGATGTAGACAACCGCATCAGCAATATCTTTATTGCCGCAGGTGCTGCCGATCCTACTGTTTTGGATACCATCACTAAAGCCGCTAAAGCACAGCAAAGTCTTTCTTTGAAGACTCCTGGCGGTACACCAGTACAGATGCCAATTAGCTCTCTGTTGGCAGACAATCCTGTTGTCAATCAATTGATTCAAAGCCTTTCTGCTAAAGACCCTGTATTCAGAGCGCAGTATGGCAATCAATTTGAGCAAGCTAAACAGGCTCTAAATGCTAGTCAGATTCGTTTGTTTGGAGACCCATCAAAGGTAAGTGTTAATGTTTCTCCGCTTAATTTGGCTAAACCACAAGCCCGTAGAACTCGCACTATTGATGAACAGATTGCAGATACTTTTAAGGATGCAACTCTTGATCCCAATACTTTTGGTCAACGGGTTTCTGCGCTTGTTGCCGCCAAAGAAGATGCTGCTTATAAGACTGTCAAACCTCTTTATACAGAAGCCTTTGATATTGCCAAGCAAAAGAATGTTGAATTACCTGCCAACTCTGTTGATGACATATATAACTTTGTTGCTGGTGAGCAAGCATCTGACATCTTTAAGACATTCCCGTCTATCTACAATCGTGTTCGTGCAAAATTCCGTCCTACAGAAGTAGAGCCTAGCCCTATTCTTACCGCAGAAGGTCGTCCAATGACCGAGGGTGGAATTAAGTTTACTGCCGCTACAGTAGAGGATTTGGACTCGTTAAAGCGTGAAATCAACAAACAATTGCGTAAAACGAGCGAACCCGCTGATATTCGATTGCTCTCCGAGTTAAAAGCTCGTGTTGGTGGTCATATCGATAGCCTAGACCCTGACTTTGTTTCGGCTTATCGCAATGCTGATGCTTCTTACTTCCAAAAGGTTGGTTTGCCATTCAATTCTGAGACTTTAAGGTCTGTTGATCGAAAGAAGTTTGTTGAACAAATTGTTCCTGCAATCATTGGTAATAAGTCCAATGTTGATGACTTTATCAGGGCTACTGGTGAAGATGGTGTTCGTGTGGCAAGGGATGCGTTCTACGATAGTTTTAGTCGTGCCGCACTCAAGAATGACGTTATAGACCCTAAAGCGGCCAACAAGTGGCTTACAAAGAACCAAGGTGGTATCTCTTTAGTGCCAGGCTTGGAGGATGAACTCCGTACTGCATCAAATAATGTAACGGCTCTTATTGCTGAACGAAATCGCTTAGATGCCGCATTTAAGAAGGCTGCTGGAGATCAAATTGTGAGTTCTGGTGGTTTCAGTAGTCCACAAGATTTAGTCTCCAAGATGTATGGTGATGTGAACTTTACCAACAAGTTTATGAAGCAGTATGGAGCGAATAAGGATGCAGTGAATGCGGCTCGTTCCTTCATGTTGGATGACATTGTTCGTTCTGGTGATCCAATTGGAATGCTGAATGACAGGACAAAAGCCGCTGTGTTTAACAGAGTGTTTGGGCCAACTTATGCTCAGAAGATTCAAGACTTTGCTTTAGTATCTGACAGGCTCAATAAAGACCTAACAAATGTGCCTTTCAAGGTTGAAACAGTACCTAAGACACCTTTTGAGAGCGTTGTTGGTATCCCTCCAGAACAAGTTATTTCTAGATTCACCAATCCTGTTTCTGGTAATTTCTACGCTATCAGTTCACTTATGAGTAAGTTCTGGGCAAATAAGGCATCGGCTTTGACAGAAGAGAAGTTAAAGGCTTTGCTGTTAAACCCAACTGATGCTGTAAAAGTATTCTCAGCACTCCAACAAAAGAATGGTACTTTTGACCAAAGTAAAATTCAAGAAGCCATCCGTGTTGGTAAAAAGTTTGGCATTGATTGGGGTCGTGATGCGATTCAAGATATTACAACTGGTGCTGCTCGTGGTGGTGTTGAATCAATGACCGAAGAGCAATGAAAGATTGGACTATAGCAATTGCCGTAGTCCTTCTTCTTTGTTTTGTAATTTTTTGTAGTTATATTGTTTTTTGGGCATTCCCGTGATCGCCTTACTTTTGGCGGCAACCATAGAATACCGATGTATTAAATGGACTTGGACAGGCGATGTTTACAACCGAAGGGTTGTTTGCCTGAAGTGGGAGAGAAAGAAATGATCATAGATCCGATTTCCGCATTAAATGGCCTACAAAGCGCCATTTCGATGGTTAAGAAGGCTAGTAAGGTAGCCACCGAGTTAGGTTCTCTTGCCCCCATGATTGGCAAGA